TTTTGCCAAACCGTGCCATTAAAAATAGCCCAATCGCCCACATTCCACGAAGTAATACCATCAAGATTAGTGTTACCAGCCACGCTGACAACATAGTAATAACCCTTAGTACCAACGCCATTTGTGAGTGTAGGCGTGTTAGTAGATGCGTTCCATGTGCCTTGATAACTTACTCCCCCTTGAATACTTGCAGGTATTTGTGAAAGTGGTACTGTGCCACCAGCATCTAGCGTAGCTACGCCAAGTGCGGCCGCTTTTTCTGTAGTTGGTATATATCCTGATACTGTCGTACCAGTAAGCGAACCACCAGTAATTGCCACATTGTTGGCATTTTGGGTGGACATTGTTCCCAAGCCAGTTACATCCGTATTAGGAATAGTTGATGCCGCTGTCATAGCGGAAGTGCCATTACCTTTTACATAACCAGTCAAAGTAGAAGCACCTGTACCACCATTATCTACAGGGACAGTTCCCGTTAGCTGGTGGTCAGCGTTCCAATCACTTGGGCGTACAACGGATGCGTCATCCCCGTCAGGTATTGCAGAAACCTTAGTATGCTTGACTGTAATAGCCATTATTGAACTCCGATGATTTTACCGTCTTGACCCCGTACCACTTGTTTAGGTCTATTGTGGTTCTCGTTAATGGTATTTACCAATTCAGACAAAGCTAATGTCATTTGTTGGTTACTTTGTCCAATGGCGTCTGCAATGGGTTTTAATGGGTGCTCCATTGATGCGGCCATATCTTGCTCAGTAAAGTAAGCCTGTTCGCCTGTAGATTCATCAGCACCAATACGAGCTACTTCAATCTTCGCTCCGTTATTAATGTGGGCAAGTAAGACTTGAGTATTGCGTTCAGTATTCATCTTCATCTGAGCAACTTTAACTTCCATTTCGCGATCCATCATATTGCGTTGTTCTTCAAGTTGGAATTTAAGTTGGTTTTCTTGGGCCTGGTACTCTTGTTTTGCTTTCTCCAAATCCATTTGCATCTGCATCTTCTGTTGTTCCATCTGCATCTGCATTTGCATCTTGGATTGCTCCATCTGACTTTGCATCTGTAACTTCTGCATTTCAGGGCTAGGTGGCTTTGGCTGACCTTCCATTTGGGCTTGTTGCTGACGGAACTTATCGGCTGTTTCGTCAATCAATCCCTCAAGACCTTTACCAGCCTTGAATGCAGTTACGCCAAACTTAAGCATCTCAATCAACATAGGTGTTAGTTCAGGACTTGCATTTGCCGCAGGTAAGGCTTGGCTTAAGAATCCACCCATAGCTTGCAAGAACTCCATGCGGTCTTGCTTTTCTTGCTGTTCATCCTGATAAATCATCGAATCGCTAGTAACTTCAATACGGAAGTTCTTGGCTGGTTCGTTTTTCAGAAGTTGTAATGCTTGCGGTATAAGTTGTTGATCTTGTGGGGATAATTGCATTGCACCGCTAATCTTAACGATAGTGTCATCGGTAAAATGCTGGCAAATGATTTGTGCTTTGATCTGCAATAAGGCTGTAGCAAAGTTCACTACATCGTGTTGCATAGTCTTTAAACGCCCTGAAGCGTTGTTTGACTTAATGATTTGAGCACCAAGAGTTTCGTTGGGGTCTGTCTGTCCACGCTGAATATCAGCAATACCCATAATCTCGTAGATTTGACCCTTGACCTGTTCCATAGCCTGATAAGCCATGTTTAGACCTTCGGCAATCGGCTTAATGTCTACAAGGTTAATAGCCCCTACAAGTCCACCTTTCTCGCTAAATGCTCCGTAGTTCTTAACTGGGAGCAATGCGTTGTTCTCACCTTCGGAGAATAAACGAGCAAGGGATGGCTCAGATGCGTCATATACGCCCCGAACCTTAAGTGCTTGAATGAATCCATCAATACGGTCTGCCAGCGTGTCTAGCTGTCTTGCTTGGTCTTGGTACAGGACAAAGTCAGGAACAGGGATTAGGCTGTCAGTTGTCAGGGTAGAGAACATTGGCTTTGGGCATGGCCAAAAGTTTTCAAGCTGTAGCGGATCATCACGGGTATCAAGAATTTTACCCATTGATTTGTTTAACCAAATAACCTGGCCGCTAGTCTTATCCCAAATCTCATAAACAACGGCTTCAGATGCACCTTCACCCATCTTTTCGTTGAATGATTTAGATGTATCAGGCTTGGTATCTAGTGGAATCTTGCCGCCTAGTTCTTCACCAAAGCGTTCAACAAGAGCAGGTCTGCCCATGTAAACCTTACGCCATACTGCGGTAACTTCTTCCCAAGTACGGGCAACGGTTAAGCCAAAGTCACGCCAATGGACATAATCTACTGGAGCACATTCGTATTCAATACGCTCTTGGTTCTCGCGGTGGATGCCGCCTTCGGTTTCAGCTTCGTCAATATCTTCAGTAACCTGTAAGCCATCATCAGGCATACCATCGGCTTCACCGCCCATTTCACCGACAATATGTGGCTCATAACGAACCCAAGCTGTACCACGACCACCTAATAAACGGTCTTGGACAGTCTGCTTCATGGCACTAGCATAGTCACCATAATGCTCAATTTCATACTCTAATGCCCGTTCTAGCATCATTGACGCTACACGACCAATAGGGTCATTGTCACGGAATCTGCGACTTACATCAGGTCTTGGTAATCGAGCGAATACAGCAGGGGTGATGGTTTGGACATTAGACCAAAGGATATTGAACTTAGCGTTAGGATTGTTGCGACTGCGTTGGTCATCACGGTAACGCTTAACTATCTTATCGGATCGACCTTCCCATTCCTTGAATGTACGCTCGTAGCTGGCGATGCAGTTGTACCAATCTTGGTATGTATGTTCCATGTTTTATATCCTGCGGTGTGTAATTTTAGGGGTTTCTTTCCACATCTCGTTCAGCGTGACATCCGTTTGGCCGACATGAAGTCCTTTAATTCTTGTATCTTTGAGGATAGGGCTGTCCTCATCTTTCCATACAATACTGAGATAGCGAAACGCATCTGCTGAGTGGCTTGTCCAATCATGTTTTGGGCGATCCCGAAATACTTTTTTATCATCATCCCACTCTCGTTGATATTGACGCAAACATTCAATTCCTTCTTCACATCTATTATCAAACCAAGTGCGTGTTAATGCAAGTCGTGTTGCTTGTATTCCATCCTGTAATGACAGGTTTGGAACAATTTTTAGGTGTTTTATGTCAATTTTTGCAGAAATTTGCTCGATTATGCTCTTTCCGCCACTAGCTAGTGTTTTTGCTCTAGCGTCATGGGGCAGGTAATGGTAACCATATTTGTACCCAAATTCATCTTCTTTTTGAGATAACAAACCGACATAATAAGGTATGGATTGACCGTTGCTGGAGTGATGATCTAGTACCCGAATCTCACCGTAAACCACCTGAAACCACCAAATGCTAGTGCTGTCATTGAATCCCAAGTCCCAAGCGGTATGGCAAGGGAACATCGGGTCATAATCCACCGTGGTAATACGTTCAAGATCAGTAATCCTACGCATTTCGTTGCCATAGTAAGCACCAAGAATGGCCGCTTCAAAGCTACATAAAAACTCTTGTTCGTACTGGTTGGCTGACATGGTAGCTTGAGCATCAGCCAATTCAGCGTCAGGCAATAACCCTGATACATCGGCTCTTAGCGTCTTAACATACCAATTAGAGTTCTTTTGGGCTTCGTTGTAGATGTCATAGAACGCATTATGACCCTTTGGCGTACCAATAAAGGTAGCCCAGCCTTGACGGTCTGTAAGTAAAGGTCTAACAATCTCACCCCATAGTCTAGGCTTCATGTCTGCATACTCATCTAGCACTACCCCGTCTAGGTATAAACCCCGTAATGCGTCAGGGTTATCAGCACCAAATAGCCTGATTTTAGCCCCATTGACTAATTCTACCCATAACTCAGATTGATTGGCTTTGACTATCGCTGGTTCTGCAAACTTGAGCAAGTAGTCCCAAGCAATGTTCTTAGCTTGTGCGTAGTAAGGAGCAATGTAAGCGTACCTACCATCAGGCTTCTTATCCATAATAGCCCTGCGGATAGTGTCTGCAATTGTAGCTACAGTCTTTCCAGCCCTGCGGTGACATACCAATACAGCCCAACGCTGATCCCTTTTATGAAAGTCTAGGAACGCATCTCGAGCTTTATAAGGGTACTCGTATAGCTTACGAACTTCCTTCATTTATCCTATTCTTTGCTATTTCAAAGTAATTAGCATCTTGCTCTATGCCTATAAATCTACGACCTAAATTTTTACAAGCTACGCCAGTTGTGCCACTACCCATGCAGTTATCAAGAACAATGTCGCCTTCATTTGTATATGTTTTAACAAGATATTCCATTAATGTTGTTGGTTTTTGTGTTGGATGTAATCTAGGCGTATTTGTGCTGTTAAAAACAGGCGACATTTTGATGACTGTCATTGGTGATTTTTCTGTATAAATTAAATCTAATTGTTTCATAGAGTTATCACGCAATAGCTTGGTAGTTGGAGCACCACCATTCTTAACTGGTTTTTTTAAAGGTGTTTTTTGAGGGTAATAATTCATATTACTTGCCGCACCATTAGCTGTTTTTGAGTGTGAAAATATTGCAATATCTTCATGGCAACGCATTGGTCTTAATTTTGCTAATTGGAAGTCAGTTCCATAATCTTTATCCCATACCCAAGCATACCTAAACATTTCTAAATTACTTGCTATAAGAGTAGATGTAAAGGGTTGGGTTGCAAATAATACGATAGCACCCTTGTCTTTAATAACACGCTTATATTGAAGCCACATTGGTTCAAAAGGTATTACGCTATCCCACTTGCAAGCAGTAGTTCCGTAAGGTAAGTCGCAAATAATGGCATCTACAGACTTATCAGGGATAGAACGCATTACTTCTAAGCAATCACCTAACCTTAAATCAATCATTAATCTAAGAACTTGTGTTCGTGAATGACTTTGACTGGTTGATCTACATCACCAGTATGTTCTGTTCTAGCTAGTTTAGGTACATGGTATTCAGCTACTTGCATAAAGCAATCAAAGGCTACCTTTGGCCCTAGCTTTTCATTCGTAGCGATGTCATCAAGCCATTCTTGTAACTTATGGCTATTCCCATCCACGAACTTAGCGATCGCCTCTCTAGCGAGTGCTGTGGACTTATTAGGAGTACCTACAGAGCGACCGCCTGTCTTTTTTCTAGTTTGATCTACTTTAGAATCCATACCTTACCCAAGTGGTTGATTAAGATAAGTTAATTCTACTCTATTTTGTCTATTTGTTGTTCAAGTGCTTGTTTTCTAGTTATTGGCTTTTTAGTTATGGTAGAAATTACTTGTTCAGGTCTAAATGCTATGTATTGCTTTTCTCCAGTTAGACCTGTAGCCACTATTCCATCGTAACCTTTTTTTTCTAGTTGTTTAATACTTTTACTTCTTACTTTATCTCTTTCATAAGCAGTTACATTTAATGGGTTTTTAATGTCTAAATTTACAGGAATAATGTTTTCGCCTTCAATTCCTTTGGCGTTTTTAGCAAAAAATGATGCTTGGCTGGGCGTATCTCCAAAATATATACCACTACCATATTCACCACCTTTTGATGGTATAAATTCTTCAATATCTGATTTTGTGCCATGATATACAGTTAAAGGCTTCCCTGAAGCATCTTCAATCATATTTATCATTCCACCGCTTTTGACCATGTAATTTTCAAGGGCGTTATAGGCTTTTGGTGCTCCAGCCCTAAGTGCAGTTGCATAAGCTGGCAATGCCATAGATGCAATAGCTACTGGCTCACCTTGTTCGTAACCTTCTTGATAGGGTGCTGATGCTGGATTAAGAACACCGCCTTGTGCTGGGTTTTTTGCTGGTAGTCCAGTTGCCCCTGCTACAAAGCCAGTTTCTTTAGGTAATTGGTTTTTGCCTGTAACTAATTGGGTAAATGCTTGCGGATTGGTGAGAAAACGCTGTGCTTCAGTAGGCAGATTAGTTAAAGTGTCTGCCCCTTGACGCAAATATTCAGCAAGTTTGCTACCTAAATCCATTACTTGACTTCTTTATCCAAGTCTTTAAGTTTATTGGCAATAGCGGCTCTACGCTCTAATCGTTCACGCTGGTTCTTTTCTAGCGTTGATTCAACATGAGGGCGTAGCATTGCATCTTCTTTTTTGTACTTGCGGCTCATTGGGGTAGGTGGGATCATCTTTACCATTACATATCCTTCATTTTTTCAGTAATAACTTCTTTACGGGTCTTTGCAGATTCTTTGAAGTCTTTAGCTGTTGGGGCATTTTTGCTACCAACTTTGTTCATCTTTTCGCCTGAACCAGCTTTGATCCTAGCCCTCTTTTTATGGATATTGGAATACAAACCGTCACCCATTATGCTTTTTCCTCAATGTATTTGGCGTAAGCATCTTCTAATTTAGCCTTGCGGTCACCTTTGGCGTATTCACGCTCAGTATTGAGGGCAATGGCAGTAGCTTGGGCGGTACTTTTACCTGCTTTTTTCTCTGCTTTGATGTTCTTGCCGACAGATTCGGCTGATCCTGATTTGTCTAACGGCATGATTAAGCCTTAAATTTGAGTAAATAGATGGTTGTGTCAATCTCTTGGGCGATATTGTCAATAAGCTGGCAAATTTCTGTATCTGTTGGCAAGTCGGCTCTAGCGTCTTTTACAAACGCTTTTAAGGACTGCAAGTAGGCCAATGGCTCTTTAGGCATATGGTAGGTAGCAGGGAACTCAGTAATCTGCCCGTAACACCCAAAATAGGCTTCAGCTAGGGCATCGGTATGCTCGATGATGTTCTCGTAGAACTTGCCTAATGCCTTGTGTTTGGCGTAAGACTTGGTAGCCCAATGGAAAAAATGGGTATTAGTCCCCGAATGTAGCAATGTTGCTAGGAATAATGCCATCGACTTTTCCATAATACGCTCCTTTTTGTGTATTTTATAACACTTTTCTTGTAATACCTAGTGCTCTAATTGCGGCTTCTACACTATCTACACGGCTTATTGCACCGCCTTTCCATTTACCTAAAAAATCTAATTGGTCAGGAGTGAACTTAGCTTTTGCATCCCGTTTGATTTCCATTAATACGGTTTCACCAGCATAGCCAACAAGCAGGTCAGGGCAACCGTGTTTCATTGCGGCAAGTGACACCACAGTAGCACCAGCATCTCGTAATGCCTTAACTATTTCTTTATGATTTGTATCTATTCGTGCGTATGTCATTGTTTTTAAATTAAAATAGATTAGTATTGGC